CGCGCAACACCGTCGACATCTGCGTCCCGGTTCCGTAAGGTGACCGGGCCGGTCGGTTCGCCGATAGGCTGACGCAGGAAGGGCCCCGCTTCGGCGGGGCCCTTCCTCGTTGGGTCAGTGGGTGGCCGCGTGATCACGGACGGCCTGAACCGTGCCGTGGTGGACGTGGCGCCCGCACCGGTCGCACTTGACCTGGGCGACCTTGTCACCACCTGTCGCCATGACGGCGGTGAAGCCGTACAGCTTCAGCTCGGCAACCAGCAGCGCGGGCGCCGTGATCGCGTCCTTCGCGTTGTCCATGAACCGTCGCTGGCTTCGGTGGGAACGGCGCTTACCCATGGGTGTCCTCACTTCCTTCGGTGCGGTTGCTTACAAGGACGACCATACATGCAGAGGGGTTGCACCACAACCCCTCTGCCGGACCGGCCAGATACCATAGGCAGGTCACCACCTACAGAAGGGGCCACCATGCCCAACGCAGGACTGCGGGCCCAGGTGGCCCCCATCGCGTCGACCCCGTCCCCTCACGGGCTGCTCGGCGGCTGTGTCGAGATCGTCAACGCCAACGACATCCACCAGCTGAACGGCACCGACCTTCCGGCCTACGCCTGCGCCCCGGCCAACCCGTGGCAGGACTGCCCGGATCCGGCGGACGGCTGGACCAACCCGGCAGCCAAGGTTGTCAGCCGCGCCGAGTGGTGCACCTTCGAACCGGTCACCGCGTACGCCAAGGTTGAGTGCTCGGTCGTCGGCTTCCCGTTCGATGAGGCGCAGGCGTCCGCCCGCGAGCAGGTGCGCCTGGGCGAGCAGGCCGTCCTGGAAGAGTGGTTCATGCGGCGCGGCCTGTCGTGGCTGGCGTTCGGCAACGACCTGACCCCGGGCAGCGGTGCGCTGCACCTCGTGTCCGGCATCGGCGTCCTGGAATCGTGGCTGGCCACCGAGTACGGCGGCCAGGGCCTCATCCATGTCCCGGTCGGTGCCGCTTCGCTGATGGGTAAGCACCACCAGTTCGACCCGGCATACGACTGCCTGACCACCTGGGGCGGGAACAAGGTCATCCTCGGCGGCGGGTACACCGCGAACGTCGGCCCCGCGCTGCGCCCCGCCGCCGGTGTGGTGGCGCCTGCCGGTGAGATGTGGCTGTACGCCACCCCGGCCATGCGGATCCGGCGGGACGCCATCATCGACGTCATCGACCAGGAATGGCAGGGCGTCAACACGTCGCTGAACGACCGGACCGCGCTGGCCGAGTCGACGTTCGTTCCCGAGGTCGACTGCTGCAAGGCCGCCGCCGTCCGGGTCACCCTGTCGCCTTGCTGCGCCTGATCACTCACTGCTAACGGGGAAGGACTGACCGTGATCGAGTACATCCACGTCGAACCGGCACACGAGCAGCGTCCGGGGTTCGCTGCCTGGGGGCTCGCCCAGACGCCACCGCTTCAGACCGCAAGCGCCACCGGCTGGGACGTTCCCGTCGACCTGTACGCCGTTCTGCCGCCCGAACTGCTCGAAGGTGGGTACGTGGACGGGTTCCCGTACGACGTCGCCCAGGCGCAGCCTCTGGTGTCCGCCACGACGGCACCGGCCGCCGAGGCACCGGCGCGCACTGAGCCAGCCCGCAAGGCGCGCAAGCGCCCGGCCAAGAAGGCCACGTCTGGCGCCTACACCCGCAAGCCTTCCGACGTCGAGCAGGTCGTCCTGCTGGCCGAGGCCACGTCTGGCGGGCCGTCCGATGAGTGAGCAGCCGGTCGGCGGTTTCGACCCGCAGCCGTGCGAACCGGACGGACCTGGCGAGATCCAGGACGTTAACATCGTCAGCCCGGACCCGCTGAACGTGAACGTCACGAACCAGCTGGCCGAGCCGTTCGACGTGAACGTCATCAGTCCCGACCCGCTGAACGTGCTGGTGACCAACCAGCTGGTCGAGCCCTTCGACGTCAACCTGATCAGTCCCGACCCCGTCAACGTCCTCGTCACCAACCAGCTGGCCGAGCCGTTCGACGTCAACCTGATCAGCCCGGACCCGGTCAACGTGCTGGTCACGAACCAGCTGGCCGAGCCGTTCGACGTGAACGTCATCAGCACTGTACCGGTGGGGATCGGCGGATCCACCGTCGCCGCAGCGACGCTGACCGCCGTCACCACCGGCGACGGAACCACGGTCGACTTCACGGCGGCCCGCTCGAACGTCACCCTGTTCGTCCAACCGAACGGCACGGTGACCAACGGTGTCGTCGCCCTTCAGGGCAGCCAGGACGGGACGAACTGGACCCGGATTGCGTCGAGCGCCATGCTCGCCACCGGGGTCAACCAGTACATCTCACTGACCGGCGGCGCGTTCCGCTGGTACCGAGGTGTCGTCACCGAGAACGTGGCCGGTGGCGGGACCGTCACCGCCACCCTGATGTACGGCTAGGGGTGACCATGTCTTCAGACATCAACGGGGCGGTCGGCACGTACCCGGTGACCAACCCGGTGTTCCGGGGCGGGTACGTCTACAGCCGCGCACAGACACCGGGTGTGGCCACCGCGAACAACTTCCTGGCCCTCTTCAACCCCCTGGGCAGCGGCCGGACCATCGTCGTTGCTGGTGTCTTCATCAGCTCGGTGATCGTCGGTGACATCACGGCCACCGTCGACCCGATGCGCGGCTGGCTGGCCACGCTGATCAGCGGCGGCACGCTGGAACCGGCGTCGGCCACAGGCAAGGTCCGGTCGAACATGCCGACGCAGGCCGGGCAGATCTTCATCAACAACCCGGCCGCGACGCTCGGGGCGTCCTGGTTCAACTCACCGCCGGTCCTCGGCGTGGCGAAGCAGTCTGCGCCGTTCGTCCACCAAATCCCGGCCGCAGTCGCGGGCGGGCCCCTCACGTTGCTTCCTGGCGAAGGCACGGTTCTCAGGACTGAGACCGGCGACGTCGACCAGCGTTGGAACGTCAGCATCGCTTGGAGCGAAGCGTAATGTTTCCCGGCAGCCCGTCCCAAGAACAGATCATCGGCAACGCGCTGACCGCTTCCGGCCTGCTGGCCACGGTCCCCGCCGGTCACACCCTGACCGCCAACATCGGGCTGTCGGCCGCCGTCGCGGTCCTCGGCACGTCGACCCCGGTCGTCACCGTCCAGGGCACCAACGCCGCACCGGCGGCCGGAACGGTCGTCGCGCGGATCACGGTGTCCGGCCTGCTGGCCGCTGCTGCTGCTGCGTCGAGCGACTTCGAGATCATCGTCAAGGCCCCGCCCGGAAACGCCGTCACGCTTCAGTTCACGGCAGGCGCCGCAGGGGCGAGCTCGGCCACTATCAACGGGTGGATCTTCACCTAAGGAACCTGCCTGACCGACGGGTATCCTGGTCCCGTAGCTGCTGGCGATAGGCCGAGCCCCACCTGACAGGAAGGGTCTCGGCCGTGAGCTGTGATCTGATTGCCAACCTTGACGTGGTCCGTGTGACCCGCGTCGACAACTGCGGGCTGCCCGTCGTGGGCGAGAACGCGTTCGTCAGCGAGTGCGTCGCCTCGGTCGCAATGAACCCCAACATCGACGAGCAGGACGACGTCATCTACCGTGCGGCCAACGGGTCGCTGTGCGGTGTGAAGCGTGGCTGCCCGGCCCTTCTCGGTTACGACCTGGAATTCAACTTCTTCCAGGTGTCGCCCGAGCTGACCGACGTCCTGACGAACCAGCCGATCGTCGTGGACAACCTGGGCGCGCCCGTCGGCAACGACTCGTGCAACATCAACTGCCAGGGCGGCTTCGCCCTTGAGTTCTGGACCGAGCTGATCGGCCAGAGCTGCACCGAGACCGGTGTGCAGAAGTACCTGTACACGCTGATGCCGTGGGTCACCAACGCCTACATCTCGGACCTTGAGATCGGGTCCGAGCAGGTCACGTTCCAGCTCGTCGGTTCGACCCGCGCAGGCGGCCGGTGGGGCGTCGGCCCGTACGACGTCGTTCTGAACGGCGCGGCACCGGGTACCCCCGGCCCGATGCTGACCCCGCTGGGCGACACCTGCCACCGGCGCATGCAGATCACCACCGTGGCCCCGCCGGTCCCGGACCCGCTGTGCGACTACTCGACGGTCCCGGCCCTGGCCCCGTAAGGCACGCTGCAACGACGGTGCGACTTCGGTTGCACCGTCGTTGCGACGCAGCAACGCAACCGCCACCCGCGAGGAAGGAACCGTCATGCCGTTGCAGTCCGGTCTGTGCAGTCTGGACGGGTGGACGCTCGACCAGTCCTGCATGGACATCCCCGACAACACACCGCCCGAGGTGATCGAGCGGTGGCGTCTCGTCGCCGCTGAGCTGCTCTTCGCACTGACCGGCAACCGGTTCGGCCCGAGCTGCCCGGTCACCGTCCGGCCGTGCCGGAAGACTTGCGCCGAGTCGTACGGGTACCTGTTCAACCAGGGCCAGTTCCTCGGCGCGGGGTTCCAGTTCAGCGGGCCGTTCGTCCCGTTCATGTCCCAGGGCCGCATGTACAACGCTTCGCTGTGCGGCTGCACGTCGACCTGCCACTGTGGGCCCGAGCTGTGTGAGGTCTACCTGCCGGGGCCCATCTACGACATCGTCTCGGTGGACGTTGACGGCGAGGTCGTCGACCCGCTGACGTACGGCGTGCTCGACGGCCGCTTCCTGGTCCGCTCGTCCGCGACGCCCGAGGATGCCGAGGGCGGCACGTGCTGGCCGAGCTGCCAGGACATGTCCCTGATCCCCGGCCAACCGAACACGTTCACGGTGGTCTACCGGACCGGGATCCCGCTGTCGGCCCTGGGCGTTGCAGCCCTGTCTGCGCTGGCGGCGCACTACATCCGAGGCTGCAACGGCTGTGGCTGTGGCGTTGCACCGCCGCAGAACCTGTCGCGCCTGTCGCGCCAGGGCGTCGAACTTGAGTTCGCCTCGCCGCAGCAGCTGCTCAGCGACGGCCGGACCGGGATCGAGATCGTCGACCAGTTCATCCACGCGGTCAACCCGTCCGGGCTGCCGCGCGCCATGCGGGTCGTCTCGCCGGACAGCCCCCGGCCGCCGCGCATCTGGTACAGCGGGACGGGAATCTGATGCCGAACCTGAACACGCCGCTGAGCCTGCTGGCCCTGCACGAACACCAGCAGGCGCTGCTGGACTGCGTCTGTGAGTCGATGGACCTGATCCCGGTCGAACTGCCCGGCTTCCTGGGCTGTCCCTGCCGGAAGTTCGTCTCACCGGGCCAGCCCGCTGCCGACGCGTGCGACGGCGGGTGTGAGATGCAGCCCGGCGACTACCCCGGGCAGCTGACGGTCCACATCAACAGGATGTTCGCGACCGACTACCAGACCTTCCCCCGTCGGTTCTCGAACGCGATCGGCGGCGCGGCCGCCGTCCGGGACCTGAAGGGCTGCGCGCTGCCGCAGATCAACGCGCTCGACCTGTACGTGACGGTGTTCCGCTGTATCCCGGGGCCGACGGCCGAGGGATGCCCGCCGTCCGGCGAGGCGCTCAGCGCGGTGTCGATGCAGCTGAGTGCCGACATGCTGGCGGTGCAGCGGGCGGTGGCCTGCTGCTACCCGGCGACTGACACCGAGGTCCGTCGTAGCGGCCGCCGGTACGCCATGGGCGACACGAACATGATCGGCCCGTCGGGCGGCTGCATCGGCTTCCGGACCGAGGTCACGGTCGCTATCGACGGGTGCCTGCCCTGCCCGCCCGAGCCGCCGCCTGTGGGCCCGTAATGCCTGCGACCGTCCAGCTGGACCTGACGGCGTTCCAGCGGATCCTGACGCGCCCTGGCGGGCCGGGTGAGAGGCTGCTGACCCGCAAGGCGGAACAGGTGGCCGACCTGGCCCGCCAGTACGCAGCCGGTCACGGCAGCATCCCGGAAGGGATCATCGTCGGACCGTACCGGGACAAGTCGATCAAGGTCATCAGCACGAACGTCCACTCAATCCTGGTTCACAACGGATCGCGCCGCCACCCGATCCGGCCGCGCCGGGCGGGTGGCTGGCTTCGGTTCGAAGTCGGGGGCCGAGTCGTCTTTGCCCGCGAGGTGAACCACCCGGGATATAGGGGCGATCCGTTCCTGACGAGGGCGCTGCGGGACGCACTGTAGGGCGCGCGACTGACCTGCGGCAGAAGTGCGGCAGAAACGAGCCGGACAAACATGCAGGTCAGGCGGCTGCGGCACTTTCACGGGAAAACTATGAGGGCCCTTATGGGTGAACACACAGGGTGTGGCAGTTACACATACGCGCGTGCCCGCGCGTGAGGTAGGGGTGTACCCCGTGGTGCACATACATAGGGACC